GCGCGACCGCACGGCTCTTGACCTTCTCGGCAACAGGCTGCGTAGCTACGCCCGCTCCAAAGATCAGCGAGCAAAGCGCGAGTTGTGCTGGTGTCAGTGCCATTATCTACCCTTTTCTCAGAACATGCCCGGATCAAAAGATTGATTCGTCAACTCGGGCCTCAAGATAGGCCCGGATGAATTCGGCAGCTTGCGGCGCGACGATCGCGTTGCCATAGGCGCGCAGTCGTCCCACTCGGGCGGCAGCCCCATGAGCCAGCGGGAATGTGCCGGGTTCAACTGGCCTCCACTTTCCATCCCGGCATCCGAGCCAGTCAGCATCTCGCCAGTAGCCGTTAGTCGGGCCGGGCCGCTCAGCGCCGCCACGCCCGGCAACGCCACGGTCACTTTCCGCCCGTCCGGCGTCTTGCCGGTCGCGGTCGTTCCGTCCGGGGGCTTCTGCCCGCCCGTCGCGTTGCCCACGGTTGGAGTCGGCCAACCCGATAATGCCGCATCCGCCGCCAAAGCCCCGCCCGCCTGGTTGGGACCACCGTTCGAGCCGTCCGTCGCTCGTGCCGTGTTCCAACCCGCCAACCACACCTCCCGCCCGAGCAGACTGTTCAGCCGCACATTCGGACACTCCGCCCCATCCTTGTGGTCGCGGGTTGTCGGCGTCGGCCAACCAGTATGTTCGATGACGGATGTGCGGGGCGCCGTAGCCCGCAGCAGGGGAAACGACCGCCCCGAAGGCGTAACCTGTTCCTTCCATATCAGCCGATACAAGGTCGAGCCAAGCTGCGCCGTCTTTTCCCGCAACCTGCTCTCCAGCGACGACTGAAGGTCGGCACTGCTCGATGAGCCAGTGGAAGGCTGGCCATAAGTGCCGCTCGTCGTCAAACCCGCCGCCTTTGCCTGCCGCGCTGAAAGGCTGGCACGGGCAGGAGCCGGTCCAGATCGGGCGGTCGTCTGGCCATCCGGCTTGGCGCAGGGCGAGGCTCCAGACGCCGATTCCGGCGAAGAAGTGGCACTGGTCATACCCGGCAAGGTCATCTGGCGCGACATCTTCGATGCTCCTGTCATCCACGTCGCCGGGCGCGATATGCCCGGCCGCAATCAAATTGCGCAGCCATTCGGCAGCGTAGGGGTCTATCTCGTTATAATACACGGTCATTTCCGCTGGCTCCCGTGATAGGCTATCAGTGCCGCCTCGGCCCGTCCATCGTCTTTCGCGCGATCGAACAAAGGGCTCCCGGGCCACAGTTGCCTGGCCCGAAGCCGACTGGCCCCCTTTGCAGCACCGTTCACGATCCCGACGGTCTTCCGCCACTCCTGGGGTCGAACAAAGCTGTAGGGCGCCCCACTGGCCGCCACGAGGCCAATCACGAAGCCGTATCGCTCCCCGAAGCTGAACATGCTGGTGACGCCCTGGCCGGGCATCGCACTCACCTTCTCGATCCAGATGTGCTCGGCAAAGGGGAGGTAGCAGGACCACGCCTTCGCCCACTCCGAGTAATCCGGTTCCTTGCCGATCTTGGGCACATCGAGGATGACCGGATGATGGCCATCCAGGATGGCAAGAGCACCGTTAATGCCGGGGTCGATACCGAGGATCATCAGAACATATCCTCTCGGATTTCCATCTTGTTTTCTGTTGGCCCAATTCGATCCGCAGCCATAGCCGCATAGGCTGGGTTCAGTTCGATCAAGACTGCGTTCCGTTGCAGCCGGTCGGCGACGAGCCCGGTCGTGCCAGCGCCAGCGAACGGGTCGAGGACCGTGCCGCTAACAGGGCAACCCGCCTTGATGCATGGCTCGATCAGGTCGGGAGGGAAAGTGGCGAAATGCGCGCCTCTGAAAGGCTTCGTTGTGACCGTCCAGACGCTGCGCCTGTTGCGGGTTTCCGAATTCCCGACCGCTTTCATTTGGCCATTAGTCTTTCCTGGCACGCGGTAAGATCCCCGTTGTGCGTTCACGTCTTGAGCAAGGCGGGCAATCGAAGCTGGCGCTACGGCTTCGGCAATCGCGCCCGCATCAAAATAGTATCGCGGCCGCTTCGACAGCAGGAACAGATACTCATGCGCCTTGGTGCAGCGGTCGCGCACGCTTTCCGGCATCGGATTCGGCTTGTGCCAGATAATATCCTGCCGGAGATACCAGCCATCTGCTTGCAGCGCGAAAGCAACGCGCCACGGAATGCCGATCAGGTCTTTCTCTTTCAGGCCAAATAAACGATTGGCGCGGCGAACGCTGGGGTCCGGCGATCCAGCGCCCATGACGTTCCGTCGCTCACAGGCAAACTTGCTCGCATAGCTATCCCCCAGATTAAGCCACAGCGTGCCGTCATCCCGCAATACGCGCCGCGCCTCCCGGAACACTGCGACCAGTTCGGCAACGAAGGACTCCGGCGTCTGCTCCAGCCCGATCTGGCCATCGACACCATAATCGCGCAGGCCGAAGTAGGGCGGACTGGTCACGATGCAGTGGACGGATTGCGCGGGCATGGTCGGCAGCACGACGCGGCAATCGCCATTAAGGATTTGCACGGTCATTTCGCATACTCGTGCATGGTCTCGCACTCAGCCATGATCGGGATTTGGTATTCCTTCACCCAGTCGCTGCGCTCCTCCATGCATTGTTTCAGCAGCTTGTCGGGATCCGGCAAACTCAACAGCGGCTCCGCGATCAGTTCATCGTAGACAGTGAACACAATCGGCAGACCGTTGCCCTCGCAGCGGAACATCGCTTCAACCATAATGTCCCTCGCCACGGCCTGCACCACGTTCTCGGTGGCCAAACCGCCAAACATCCACTTGCGCTGAATGCGCTTGCCCTGAAAGGACAAGAACGACCAAGCCGGCAGAATCTGAGAACGGTCCCACGGTGCCTGTTTCTGCTCCCGCTTGGGCTCAAAGTAGTAGATTTCCCGTCCGCTCGGGAGCCTACAGACGAGATACTGGCCGCGCATCTGGTAGGAGATGCCCCGATACTCATAGGCGCGCCTGGCGTTACACCAGACCGCCTTCGTGCTGGCGTCGTCGAGGCCATACCACAGCTTCGGCACCAGCGGGGCCCACTCCTTGCGGTAAGTGGTTATGGCGCGTTCCGAGAAGTCTTCAGGCTTGCCAGTGACAAGCGAAAACTTGGCCGCCGACATCTGATAGCCCGCTCCGAGCACGACCGTCTTTCCGTCATGACGCAGCTTCGGGTGGTCCCGCTTGTTCACTGGGCGGCCGTAGATGCTGGCAGCCATGTCGCTGTAAGGGTCGCCCTTGTCGAAGCTGTTGGCGCGGTCATACTCACCAGCCAGAGCCAGCACGATCCGCGCCTCAATGGCGTTGAAGTCTCCGACAGCAAAGATGTGCCCTTTGGCTGGCGCGAAGCAGCCTCTTAGCGTCGAGATCACCGCCTCATAGACGTTCCCGCAGGCTTCATTGATTTCGCCAACCGCGCCACGGCGGATCATGTCCATCACAGCGCCTTGAGTGAGGTTATCGCTGAGGATGGTCGGTCGGGGCATGTTGAGGGGCTGCACCAGTCTGCCGGCCGTCCTGCCGGTTCTGGCGCCGTGATACTGCATCGTGCCGCGGATACGACCGTCGAAGTTCATCGTCTCGATCATGCGCCCAAGTTTGGCCACCGACGACGAAGCCAGCACGCGCCGGATCTTGATGACCTCAAGCACATTGGCCGGAAGATCGTCGAAGTCATCCAGTTCGTTCTCAGGGTCGAGGAAAGCGTCCAGGGTGGCCTTGCGGAGATCAAACATCTTGACCCCCTGCTCCTGTATCCACTCTAACGTCTTGGCCCGCTGTGTCGGGCTTATGCCGCCGGTCAAAGCACAAAAGGAACGCTCCATCGGTGCGCGGGCGGCCTCCAACAGACCCATGCACTGGCGGACATAGGCCACGTCAACACGGATACCGCGCTGGTTCACTTTTTGGTCGAGTATCCAGACCCGACGTTCTTCCGGCCCGAGGCCACCAAGAGCCCGGTGAAGTTCATACTGAGTGTCCACGTCCCCAACGTTATACTGAACCAGGCGGTCCATCTTGACTGGGTCATGGTCGAAAAAACCATTCCGGCCGGGCTTGCACATCTGCATCATCAGCCGATGGCCTTCCTTGTCCTTCTGGACCGGCAGCTTGAGGACCGCGCCGACGTTATCGAGCGCCGGAGGCAGCGTCTTGCGGCAGGCAACCGCCATCGTGTCGTGCCAGCGTTCCGGGGGCAATGGGGGCCATCCGTGGACCCCGACCATGATGTGGCGCCAGATCGCCTGCTCGAAATTGGCGTTGTGCGCCACGAAGATCACATCCGGGTTTCCGACCAGGGAGAATAGTGGCTCGCTTCGCCACGCAATATCCTTTTCGGTCAGAACTTCGGTTGGATCGGCCTTCCCATCCGTGACGACCTTGTAGCCAAGACATAGAATGAACGTGGAGGGGTCTTCGGCGTAGCGCCAGGCTCCGACCTTTCGCAGATCGGCGCACGAGGCAGTCTCAAAATCCAAGACAACGTAAGTGGGCACCAACCGTTCCTCGGGAAAAGGGAGGGGGCTGCAAAACCCCCTCCCAAAGTTCAGAACTGGTAGGCGTCCACCTTGGCCGCTTCCGCAGCCGGGCTGTAGTCGGTCGCCATGCCCTGATAGTGGCTGAACTCGTCTTCCAGCGGACGCTCAGCCGACAGACGATCGCCGTCCTTCACGAACACAAGAGACTTCAGATAGGCGGTGACGCCATCCTTGTTGTCAGCCGTCTTGCGCGGCCAGGCGTTCAGGTTGAACGACCCGCCGATGTAGGCTCCACGGTAGAACCGATCCTTGTATTCCTGAAACAGCAGCGGCGTGTCGAGCACGATGAACCTGGGCCTCGCCATCACAGAAAGGCGGAAACCCATCCGGTCGGCGTTCTCACGCTCCTTCGGGTCGAGATCAGTCTGATACCGATCCAGAAAGCGGTCGTGCAGAGCCACGCGGCTGGAAGCGTTCAAAACGCCAGCATAGGGCCTGAACATTTCGGCGCGGGCTTCCGCAGCCGACATGATCTTGAACCGCTCGTCCTCAGGCTTGCCGCGGGCGTTGATCTCCGCGCTTGCCAGCACCTTGGCCGCAGCCTTGGCACCGGAGACACAAGCGAGCATGTAGTCGTCGGGAGCCGTAAAAGTCCCGAACGCTTCCTTGATCGCATCTGCCTGAAGCTGGAACAGCGCCTGAGCGTCCGATTCCTCGATACCGAGTGTCACCGAATACTTGGTCTTGGCCTCAGCAACGGTGCGCGGCTTGGAAGCCTCGACAGCGTTGATGTAGAGCGCCCGACCGGGTTGAGAGAGGACATAGGGATAATACTTCTTGGACATGATCTTACCTTTCTAATTGACATCATAATGGGCAAACTGGCGGGCCAAGTCGCTGGACGGAGTTGCCTCCGGAGTCGGGCTGGTTGCCAGAGCGATGGTATACCCATCGGATTCAGGAAGGAAAGCGTTTTCCGCCACAAACGCCTTCATCTTGCTCGAAATCTTCTCGGCCTGAGCCGGGGAGACCAACGATCTGACGTAGGCATCATCGCCGAGGGCTTCGACGATCTTCGGTTCGACCCCTTCCTTCCATGTGCGGGTCGTCCGTTTCTTGACCAGCTTGATGTGCTCGAACTTCGCCCCCTCCATGCAGCGGGCCAAAATACGGGCCTCGATAGCCTTCATGACGATCTTGGCCGTCTGCATCTGAAGATAGAGCCTGTCCAGGGCCTCGTCGCTGACATCAGCCGTGGCGGTCGCTACGGCCTCGAAGTCGGCACGGGCAGCAGGACAGGCCAGTCTCGCCGGGCAGAAACGGCAGTGCTCGCCCGTCTGAAGATCGCCAGCGCCCGATATGGCCCGGTCCATACCCGGAAGCAGAACTTCGGTGGCCCACTTGCGGATAGCGCCGACTGTCGTAACCCACTCCTTCGGCTCCGAGCCATGCGAGGATCGCGGCTGCACGATCGCCAGCCTGGCCGGCATATCGTCCGGGAAATCGAAGTCGAGTTCGTTGATGGCCCCCCAGGCGTAATACTGAAGTTGGGGCGAGCCAACGGCATCAACCTCGATCCCGGCGCCGTTCTTGTAGTCCACGACATGCAGACGGTCAGACACAGCCACGAAATCCGCCGTCCCCCAAAAATAGGGGTTCGGCTTGTATTTCTTGCCGAAGGTGTGCTCGACCTCTACATAATCCGCCTCATCGGTAATAGCCGAGATGTAGTCTAGGTAGACCTGAAGCGCGATTGGGTCGATAGCGTCGTCCCGGTCGGGTGCCACGTCGAAGCCGTCAATCTTCTGGCCAACGAACTCCCAGGCATCCTTCCCCTCATTCAGCGCCATCTCGACAACCTTGTGGGCGGCTGTCCCGAGCGCGGCATGTTCGCTCTCGGGCTCCTCTCCCACAAGCTGCACCAGATCGAACGAGCCGGGACAGGCCAACCAGCGCGCGGCGCTGGAAGCCCCCAACAGACTGTGGCCCTTAGCCATGGAACTTCAGCCCGCTGGCGGCTTCGAGATCGGCCACGAACGCACGGCGCTTGGCCTGGTCGGCGATATTCGTGGGACGCAGCACTCCACCCTCGGGAACATAGGGCTGGCACATATCGAAAAGCTTGGCCGGCCCGCCGAAATGCTGTGCCACACGAGCGCAGAACCGCTGCAAATCCTGATCCGAGATCGGGTCATCGGCAGCAGTCGCAGTCTCCGAAGAAGTCGAGGATGCATCGACCGAAGGCTGTTCGACCTCGACCGTCGCAGAGGTTTCGCCAGACAGCAAGTTTCCCTCGTCATCTTCCTTTGTCGTCGTCGTCGCCGGCTCCGAGCCAGAAACGGTATTCTTCCTCGGGCGCCCGCGTCCGCGCTTCTCCGTGTTTTGCGTTGAACTGGCTGACGCACCAGTCGCACCGTCTGAGGCTGTGGTCGTCGCCAAAACCTTCGCAGGTGCAACCACGGCCAAAGAGGTCGAGTTGGTTGTAATCACCGAAGCCGGTGCAGTCGTTGCCAAAGAGGTCGGGCTGCCGTTGAGCAGGGCCTTCATCTCGGCCTGCGCTTCCGCCACGGTCTCGCATGTGAGTTTGATCTCGATCATCCTTCTTTCCTTTCAGATACCTGATTGCCTCCGGAAAATAGACTTGCAGCACGCCGCCGACCGCTTCCGGCTTGAGGCCGACGGCGAGTTCATACGCATTAAGCGCAGCTTCGATAAAACTGTTGAGCCGTTCCATATTCCGCTCCTGCATATATCGTCTCACCATTTTTCCCTCCTGTCAACCTATGGTCCTGTGGATGGTGTCAGCCTTCCGTAACGCCGCCACCAGGATTTTTTCAGCGACCGATCCGGGTGCAACCAGAAAATCGGCCTGCACCTGCCCTTTCTGGCCGCCACGGTCCAGCCGGTCCACGGCTTGCTGATTCTCGCCGGGTGTCCATGACGGTTCAACCAGAACACAGTGCGTGGCCACCTCCTGCAACCCGTCCACCCCTGTCCCCATGCTCTGGATATTCCCAAGCATGACCCGCATTGCCGGATCGGAACGAAACAGATCGACATAGTGCTGGCGCTTTTTCGCAGTCGTCGACCCGTCAATCCGCAGGACGCCAAAGCGGGCGAGAGACTGTTGCAGAATGTCGAGCACCTCGATATGCCAGCCGAAGACGACGACCTTGTCCTCGCCGCCTTCAAGGATGACACGGACATAATCCGCTGCCTGTGGCGCTACGGCTATGCCCATCTCACGCCGGACCTGCGCGATATGCCCGAGGATTGCGTAATCCCTCGTGGTTTGAAGCGTCTCGATGTCGAGCCCGAGAAGGCTTTCGGCCCGGAGAGCCGCGCGAACCTCGCCGGTTTCCTCGACCTGCACAATTTCATATTCAGGCATGTGCAGTTGCTTCATCACGTCTCGCTTGGCGTGGCGAGTCATGAATGTGCCCCGCATCCGGTTGCCCAATTCCCGCACTCGGCCAATCCGTTCATCGTTGACGCGCTTGCCGTCCCCGAGGAACTTCGTTTTCTGTGGATTGTAGCGCACCCGGAACTTTTCCAGGCTCATATAGTCGATGGAATCCCAACACAGGTTCCTGGACGTGGTGTAGGCTTCGAGAGGCCGGTTCACGATCGGGGTTCCCGACAGGCATAGAACATGCGCACAGCGCGACATGATTGACGGCAGGGCATCGGCACCGCTTCGGAAACGATACAGGCCATCGGCACCACCGTATATCGCCTTTGTCTGTCCAGCGTTGGGGTCTTTCAGATAATGGCTTTCGTCGATGATAAGCAGATCAAACCGCTGCGCCGCAATGGCCGCCACCAGGGCCGGGTTCCGGGCCAGCGCATAGGAGATCACCGTCCATTCGGCAGTCGGGTGGATACCATTCTTGCTGTTCAAGACGGTATAGACGACAAAAGGCCAGCGCATCGTCGACCATTCCCGGATCCGCCGAGCCCACTGATGGCGTATCGCCGCCGGACAGACCACCAGCACCCGCTTCGCGCCGATTTCGTTGGCATAGACAATCGCCTGCGGCGTATTATGGGTTACGGTGTAGTCCCGCGTGATATATAACTGTTCGGGGTGCGCGATCCGAATGCAAACGGACTCAAAACTCCCCTCATATTCCGCGCCCCATATCGCCTTTGTGAGCCCACGCTGAGGCGCCCACTCAGCGGCTTTCCTCGGCAGAAAGAAAGGGCAGACTTCCATCTTGACGTTGACCTGAAACTCACCCGGTTTCTGATGGTGCGCGCGGTCGTAAAAACGCACTACCGCCTGGCCCCCGAGAGAGCGCACCAAGTCAGCCACGCCGTTGGCCAAAAGAGGCGAGATCGTGTGGAAGGTTGTTCGGTTTGCTGTGCAAGACCCGTCAGTATCCATGAGCCCGCGTAGCAAATCTAGACGCTGTGCCACACTGGCTTGAAAATATATGTCGGGGAGGAACTTGTCGCCCGATAACACTCGGACTCCGAGTTCCTCCAACGCCGCCTTTATCGGGTTAGGTTGGCGAGAGTTGGGCCGCACGATTTCATAAGACGGGCAAGCTGCGTGTCTATTGGCTGTGAGCGCGTATTCTCCGGGTAGCCGACGCAGGATTTCCTCACGAATTGCACTGTCAAAATCGGGGTTAGAGAAGTTAACGCTTGGCCCTGTCAATGACCCGTCGCCGAGAAGAACACCCAACACATAAGGGTCCACAGGCAGATCACGTTCCGGGAACTGGACCGGCGCGCATAGGGGTATACGGAACCTAGGATTCTTACGGTTGCCTCTAGGCATCGTAAACCCGTTATCCAACATGGCCCGCAGCGAAATGACCCGCCACTTCTCACCCTTCCAAGATTTATTGTAAACTTTCCATAGATGTTCCTCGCCGCAGCAAGCCGACGTGCCATCGCGAAAAGTAACTCGGTAGGATGCCTTCATTCCCTGCGGAAACACCCCAATAACCTCGGTCACGGTGCCGTCTGCGGCGAACACTTTATCTCCGACCTCTAATTCACCAATCGGTCGCCAACCCGAAGGCGTCAAAACGGGCTCATCAACCCGTTGCTCTTTTCCGAGCCCCGGTGCGTCTGCGATAAGCGACTGTTGCCGGGAGAGCACATAGTCCAGGCTGGCGCGCTGAAACGGCCAGAGTTCCTTGTCTGGCGGCATACGGAAATGCGAATCAGACGTTTCGGCCCGTGAGGCGGCGATACGGCTGGCCATGGGCTTGAGAACCGCCGCAGCGCGCGGCGTAGCGTGCTCGACCATATCGGCAACGGCCCATGGCTCCCTGGTGTAGAGCACGGAATGACCTGGCCGGCTGTCAGGCAGGGAATAGTCCAGGCCACGCTCCAACATCAGATCGGCGGGCGCCAGACCGTCAACCCGCGGGTCGAGCGTCAGGACAAAATCCTTCCCTGTGTAGTCAAGTCTCAAAACTCGGTCCCTTCGGGTGTAGAAGCCGCCGGCACTTGCCAGATCAGGCCATCGGGACACCACGCGCGCAGACGCCGGTCTTTGGCATCAAGCAGAGCGCGTCTCACCTTGCGCTCGCTGACCCGATAGGCCTGTGACAGCGCGACGGCCAGATGGTCGATGTGCAGCGGGCCTTTGGACAGGACGACATAAAGGGCGGCCGGCTGAAGCCATTCCTCGGTTCCGGGGCCGGATAGGGCCTTCGGTGGCGCTGTAACTTCGGGGGGCTCATACCCCCACACACGACGGAAGGCCAAGGTCGAGCCGAACAGTTCACCCTCCAGATGGATCGGGTGCTCCATCCGGTCGCCGTCTTTCATCTTGCGAACGTACATATCAATTTCGACATGGGATTCCGACTTGCGTTCGGTCTCAAGCACAACATCCGAATTGCCGAACCAGGCGTAGGAACCGCGCATCCCTCGCTCGATCGACTTGCCGGTGTGGTGCACCCCGAGCACGAAAGCCCCGAACCGGCGTGACATCGCTTCCATCTTCAGTGTCGCCGTCATCACGTCCCTGGCGCTGTTTTCATCCAGGCCAGCCATGGCACGGCTGAGAGTGTCAATCACGATAAGGGCGGGCCGAAGATCACGAGCCTCAATCTGCTCGATAATCTCCTGCCAATGAACATGCATTTCGAACGGTGGAACACCTTTCACGGTGTAGAGCCTCGATCGCCTGTCGAGGCCGGGAACCCCGTGGGCGGCATACCAGGCGTCGGTGCGCTGACGAACGAAAGCCGACGGCCCTTCGCCCACCAGATACAGGACCGACCGAGGCTCTTTATCGTCTCCCTGCCACCAGTTAGGGCCATGGCCGGTGGAGAGCGAAAGCGCCACGTCCAACAGCGCGAAACTCTTGAATGTTCCCGACGGGCCAAAAACGACCCCCGTTCCCTCGGTCGGAATCACATTCTCGATCAGCCATTCGGGCGGCGCCCACTTCTGGCGCGCTTCCGATATGTGCAGAACCTCATAGCGGTATGTTTTCGCCTCGGCCGGAGTTTCCAGCAAATGCGCGTGTTCCTGCTCCAAAGGCTTCTCGGCCTTGCCGCCCCGCGTCTCCTGGCCATAGGTCCATGCATTGCGAACCTTGGCGCGCAACTCGGCTTCATCCCATGGCGGCCGACAATGCGGGTTCCATCTGTCGGCTATGAGAGACGCCGCACGCTCGGGCGTTATCCCCAGTTCCAGGACACGGCATGCAACTTCATAGGTTCTTTGGTCGCCACCGCATCCCTCTATCGCCACGTCGCCGGCTTCAACCAGACCGTCCAACCATCTTTCGGCGCGGGCGATGGCTTCCCGGTGGTCCCATTCTATTTCACCGGCTGGCAACGCCGGTGCCGCACGATCGACAGGCTGCTTGAGACTGGCGACATGCGCGCCAAAAGCCTCGGGCAGCGGCACAAGGGGCACCCATTCGGTATCGCCGCTGTATTCGCCCCTGCTCTTGCCGTCGTCTATGACAGACGGGGGCGCGACCACATAGCCGCCCGCCCCGCGGGTATCTATCCCGGGCGCCAGCTTTCGGACCGTGGAGGGGCCTTCGCCCTCAAAATAGACGTGCCACCCCTGACGGGGCGTTGCGACCCTTGGCGCGGCCAGGGCGGCTTGTGCCAGATCGGGGAAAGCCGCCAAAAGGTCATCCCAGTGCGGCACCCCTGCCGGATCTACGTCCACAACCAACAGCCCACTGGGGCCGGTCGCAATGGCGACATTGTAGGCGGGGTTTTCCTCCCACCAGGCCGCAATACGCGCCGCATCCGTTGTAGCGTCCAAATGGCCGCTCTCGGTCGCCGGCACCTTGAGACCGGCCAGGCAGGGGAAGACGTGCCAGCCCCTTTGCGCGTAGGCCAGGGCGGCTTTCAGGCGGGGATTGACGGCTTCAGACAAAGTTTCATCCCGTTCCTTAAGGCGTGCCGGCCCTCCGATATGACGTGGAGGAACGGAACCACAGCAGAGGGCCGGCACTAGCGGGGAGCAAATCCGCTAGCCAGATCGTGGCCCACATGGGGGCGCGGTGTCAACCGTCTCCGGCCATCGCCGCGTCAAATGTCTCCTGCGAGATCGGGCCGCGTGTCCAGTGGCGAACGTCCGACACAATGAAAAATTCATGCATCCGGCCGTTTTTCATGAACCAGGTCGACCCGCCGACCCGTTGCAAAAGAGGCAGCCTGGCGAGCGCCAGATTGGACCGCACAGCGGAAGCCGTGGGCCTCAGCCCTCGCGATCTGCCGCACAGCCCAACCGAAACGACGGGCCACAGGCGCGCCAACTCTTCCGGCGAATAGAAGGGGCGGCGCGTGTAGGCTGCCAAGGCCGCCACCAGATCGGGCGGGGCGTCACCAGCAGCCACACTGACCCGCACCGGGTCCATTATCTCATCCAGGAGGTTCCGCTTGCCAGATCGGCGCACAGCAGATGCGAAGCGGGTGAAGCTGTTATCCGGCTTTCGGAGATAACGGTTGGCCCAAGGCGGTATGGCTCTTTTGCGGGTGTAGGTGCCGAACATCAGAAAACGCCCGGATCGACCGCGGGCCGCCGCCACAAGATGAGCGGGTGCCCCATGAAACGCCGGGTGTAATCATACCGCCAGAGATCGTCCACCTTGCCGCTGGCCCGCAGCCGCCACAGGGACTGATTAATGAGTTTGTGCGGGGCGCCCAAGCCAAGGGATTCCATGTGCTCATAGAGCGCGCGGCTAGGCCATGTCTCGCCATCGGGGATAGCCAGCAGGACGCCCCGCAGCCAATCGGCCAAGGCGTCCAAATGCGGGCTTTCATCGCCCCTGTTTGCAACACAGCGCATTGCGTCAGCTACTTCCACTGTTTCGCCTTTCCGTTCCAGGTTCCGGTCCATCCCATCCCAAGGACGGCCAAAGCCGCCATCGGGAGCCATAGCCTTCCGGCCGTGCCGCGGGGAGATCGGGGGGCCGGGGGGCGCGCGTAACGCCGCCTCATGCCATATACACCCGGCCATCGTCGCCCCGGTAAGGGTCAACCGTGCCGAACCGCCCGGCAATGCGCGTCAGGCGATCGCCCAAATCACCTAGCCCGCGGTCCCAGTATCCGACGCCGTAGCCGTTTCTGGTGAACCAGAAATCGCGACCCGCTTGCTGCGAATCGTATCCATACAGGGCGCGAACGGCCGTCAGTGTCGCTTTGGAACGCTGTTGGAAATGCCGGCAATCGCGAAAGATGCGCGCCAGCGTTTCGGGGGCCAGATCGCCAACATTGGCGGGGCTGTCCCCATCATCATCGGGCCAGGTAAAAAACATCGCCTCTACGTATCCGGCAATGAAGGCGGATCGGCGTTCCAATGAGTTCCACCATGCGGGGGCGCCCCGTTCCTGAACTGTGTTGGTCATTTTCCGTTCCTTTCCTTGTCTGGTGTCAGATCGCACGTGCGATCGTGTAGCCGGCCTGTTCCAGGCGGCGCTGCCAGCCGTCGCCGCCATCGCTGTCACCCGCCAGGGCGGAGCCAATCTCAAGCGCCACCGCGTCTTTCTCGTCGAAATCCGCGGCGTTACCGCGCCGGATCGTCGCTACAAGTGCGCGGCCGGCGTAGTGGGCGGCGGCCGTCGTCCTGTCATATCCGCAGCCGCTTGCGTTCCCCTTCACCATGGGCGAGCCCCAGGCCTGGAGATAAAAGCTGGCGCGTCCCATGCCGTCACGCGGATACCTGACCGCATAGCGGCCAACGGGCGCGCCATCCTTCAGGATGACGCCGGCTTGCACTTGGGAAAAAGCGCGATCGAATTGAGCATAAATGTCAGTCACGTCAGTTCCTTCCTTTCCAGGCGATTCGATAGCCAGCCCATAGGGGATTGTGCCTGGCCTGTCTAGTCTAATCTCGATCGGACACAAAAAAATTTTGGCCGACGGCCCCCCCCCTCCCGTCATCTGTCTTCCTTCTTCCTTCTTCTTGACAGTCTTCCTTTCTATAGCCCCCTAAAGGGGCTATAGAAGGGGGGAAGATTTGTCAAGAAAGGAAGAATGACAGATAGGACGGGAGGGGCCGGCGGGGGTAAATAGTTAACAAAAAATTAATTATTAGGTCAGTGATGTTGACCTAAATAGGTCAGTAATGTTGACCTACTTAGGTCGATCGGTTACAAAAGTTGTTTTCTTTCAATGGTTTGGCTAGTGAAATGGTTAGGTCAGCGATGTTGACCCAAGTAGGTCAGCGATGTTGACCCAAGTAGGTCAGCGATGTTGACCTGACTTGGTCCTGGCCCGATCGGCCTCGACCGGCTTGGCTTTGAGCGATCTCCGCGCGGCCTCGAGCGGCCTGGCTGGCCCCGACCGGCCTCGACCGGCCTGGCTGGCCTCGACCGGCCTGGCTGGCCCCGACCGGCCTCGACCGGCCTGGCTGGCCTCGACCGGCCTGGCTGGCCTCGACCGGCCTCGACCGGCCTCGAGCGGCCTCGACCGGCCTCGAGCGGCCTGGCTGGCCCCGATCGGCCTCCAAAAGGAAAGCCGGCCGGAAAGCCTGTGCCTTCCAGCCGGCTTCACGCGGGCTCAGGTTTGGCTGGCCCGGTGCCGGCCCATGCTGGCCAGATAGCTGGCGATCGGCACAAGCCGGAACCTGTCCAGGTCCACCATCTTGACCAGGTATGACCCGCGGAAAACTTCCATGACAGCCTGGCCTGTATGGCGATCGATGACAACCCATGAACCTTCATGCGGCTTCAGCGGTGGAATTGACATGTTCAGTCCCTTTCCTTCAAATGCTGCATGATTGCCCGCCGCTCCGCCCTGGCGGCACGACAGGCCGCGGCCCGTGTCGGCAGCGGCCCCGAATAATCCGACAGATACGGCAACTCATAGCAGGAAAGCCCTGCATACCGTCTCCAGCCAATGCCGGATGTATCTTGGCGAACTGAAATGGTGATCATGCTTCGTTCCTTTCCGCGTCAGGATAGCGCTCATCAATCTCTTCTGGAGTCATACAATCGGAAAAATGCCCCATAAGGATCACGCAAGCGCCATAGGGGCGGAATTCAAATGTGTCGCCATGCCAGTAGGTGCGGCCGCGAACGCCAGTCAGGCCAACCGCGCGCCTGGCGCGTCGCATGACCGACGCGCGGCTTTCGCCTGGGCGATGCTCCAGGCTGAAGCGGCGGGCCCAGCCATAGTCAGGCAGGCCCCCGAACGTGTCAGTGAATTCCACGATCCATGTCATATCCGTTCCTTTCTGCATTGATGGCCTAGCCCTAGTCTAATCTCAGAAAAATCGCAAGCGAAAAATCGACATTGCATTTTACCTAGCGTTTTTGATAGGTTCAGGCCTGGATTTGTCCTTGCCAGCTAGTCTAGTCGAGCGGCCGGAAAAATCGAAAAAGGGGGCCCGCTCGGAAAAAAATGGGGCCCCGGGGGGCGGCTTGAAGCGGGCGGGCCGGCCGGGCCGGTAGGACCACACATACAATTTTTCCCATTTCCCAATACCTAGTCTATTCTCCCCATTTCCCCACACCTAATCTAATCTTCCGAACCCGCGCCCGCATCCAAACCCGCTTGACGCCCCGCTTCGGATACTGTAATCCCCCGTTCACCGATCTCCTTCTCCCTGGCCCTGCTGGGGTAACTGGCCCCCTTGCAGTTTGTTCCTTTCCTGCAGGGGGGCCTTTTCTTTGCCTCCTGCCCGTGGCATACACCGCTTATGGGACTCACCATGAACGGCAAGCCTGTAGAGACGGCCAACGTGCCGGCTGTGCGATCGGCCGACGACGATTTGCAGGCGATGGCCTCCGAACTGGCTTTGGAGCGTGAGCGCCGCCGTCTGGAGCGCCAGGAGAGCCGTGCGCGGGGTAAGCGCAAGCACACCCCCATCCCCAGTGTCGAGGCCGCTCTCTACGCCAATGTGGGCCGCTACGCCGGCAGCGTGGTCCTGTCCGTGTTCGAGGAGATCGGTGGCACCGACGCCATGGCCGACTGGGCGGAGGAAAACCCCGGTGAGTTCTACACCAAGATGTTCACCAAGGTCATCACGGCCCCGAAGCAGATCGAGGTTGGTGGCAGCATCACCCTTGAGGAAGCCGTGAAGGCGTTGGACATGGAGGAAGGCATTGACTACACCTGCGTCGAGGATCGACGGGAACCCGAAAATGACTTCCGCCCTGAAGATTTCTGATGACTGACGAAACCCACGCGCGGTTCATCGAAAAACTCAGGGAGTGGCGAGACCCTGTTTCCGGTCTCGAACGCTTCAGCCGCGATTGCCTGAAAATCCTGAACAAGGATGGCAAGCTGGTCCCGTTGGTGTTCAACGACGCGCAGATGTTCTTCCACGAGAGGCTTGAGAAGCAACGGGTCCGTCAATCCATGGTCCGCGCTGTCGTTCTCAAGGGGCGGCGGCAGGGCATCTCCACCTATGTGGCTGCGCGCTACTACTGGAAAGCCACTCTCACCTTCGGGCGAAAGGTCTACATTCTCAGCCACGAGAAGAAATCCGCTTTGGCCCTGTTCGGGATGGTCGAGAGGTTCCAGAAATACAACCCGTTTGCGCCCGAAGTCGGCACGGACAATGCGCAGATGTTGACCTTCCCGAACCTGGAAGGTTCCTACACCGTGGCCACAGCCGGCGCTACGGAAGGTGGCCGCGGGGACGACATCAACCTCTTTCATGGCTGTCTGCACCCCGATACATGGATTATGACCCCGGACAGGCGACTGAAGCGTATGGGGGATTTCAGGGTTGGCGACAAAGTTCTCACTCACACGAACGCAGTCGCGCCGGTCTCTTTCATCTCGCGCCAGCGCAAGCAGGCTTTGTCGGTAAAGATCCTGGGGTGTTCGCTGCCTCTGGTCGCCACTCCTGAGCACAAGGTGTGGACAAAACGCGGCATGGTCCCTCTCGGGGAGTTGCAAATCGGCGATCGTGTGGCTCACCCGGTTGAAAAAATAGGCAATACGACTGTCTCATGGCCTTACCGGCTGGAATATGGGCGGCGCACGTCTGGCGCGCTTCAAACCGGCGGAGCGGGGTCTGTTGGCCCTGACCGACTTGAGGCGACCTTTGATCTTGGCCGTGTTTTGGGGCTGTATCTCGCTGAAGGCTCGATTATCCGGCAATCGAAGGGTGGCGCGAGTTCGGGGGTCATGTTCTCCGTTCGCCACAAAGAAGTCGAACGCACGCTGGCTTGGCTGAAACCGTTTGCACATTGCTGGCGGTCTCCCCCTGCGGTTACGTTCAAGAAAGACTGTTTGACGGCTACAGTGGTGGTCTATTCGCGCAGTTTTGCCGAGTTTGTCGAAAGTCGGTGCGGTTCTGCCGATCGCAAGGCGTTACCGCCTGAATGGCGGGACAACAGCGATTTTGCTCGCGGTCTGGTCGTGGGCTATTTCTCGGGTGACGGCGGAGGGCAGACGAACCGTCTGACCCGTAGGGTTCATGCGCCGTCGATCCGTGCTGCGATTACCGTAGGGATGCGCGACGCCCTTGCGGCCCTTGGTTACGGCTTTCCAACTGTGGCTTATCGTCAAGGGGCTGTTCGCCACGGGCGCGATGAACGAGCACAGTGGATTGTGCGCGTGAGCGGAACCGGCGCCGACAGATTGTGGGCCGAAATGGGCCGCGAACCTGTTCCTCGCCCCAAGAAAGTTCGGGAAAGTAATATACGTATCGAAGACGGCTACGCATGGTTTCCTGTTGTTTCGATAGAAAATGTCGGCGAAACCGACGTGATGGATTTTGAAGTTGACCATGAAGACCACAGTTACCGGACGCTGCAATGCGCGGTGTCCAACTCCGAAGCCGCCTTCTGGCAGAACGCCGACAGCCATTTTGCCGCGTCCGTTCAGTGCGTGGCCCTTCTGCCTGGCACCGAGATAATCGTCGAGTCCACGTCCGGTGGCCCCACTGGCAAGTTCTACGAGATTTTCCGTGAGGGGGAGAAAGACGAGGGTATCTACCAGTCCGTGTTCATCCCCTGGTTCATCCAGAAAGAGTATCGTTTCCCACCACAGACCGAATTCAGACTGGAAACGGCGCCGCCTGACGACACGAACGTCTCCGAGGCCGAACTCGCTCGGACATTCGACCTCGACGATGGCCAGATGATGTGGCGGCGTCTCAAGGTGAAAGAACTCGGCCTGCAGAGGTTCAACCGTGAATACCCCTGCACCCCCATGGATGCATGGTCGTCGATCGAGACGGACACGTTCATCAACCCTGCGGCGGTTCTGCGAGCCCGTGGCCGCGATACGATTCCGGCTGGCCCGAAGATCATGGGCGTCGACCCGGCTGGCGGTGGCGGGGACCGCTTCGCCATCATCGTGCGCCATGGCAACG